CTATCGTATTAAAAAAGATGAGTGATTATATAGATATCTTAGAAGATATATCTAAAAACTTAAAATCTGTTATAGACATAAACTATATAGATGTTAAGTATTATAACTTTATAAGTAAATAAAAAAATCTATAGGGATATTACTATCCCTATAGATCAAAATCTTCTAAGTTTTCTTGTTCTAGGATTTTATCATCCATAAATGACTGACTGAATAATTTGTTTAGTTTCTTGATAGCTTGTTTTGTTTTCTTATCGAATACAAACTTACCTCCTTCATCTATCTTAACGAATGGATTTATTTTAAATCTAGGACTAGGTGCTTTCTTGGTGATGTGTAAGATACTTCCTATATAAGGATCTTCTCCGTGTATCTTTCTAGTAGATTTAGGGAAGTTATTATCTTTACTTTTCTTAACTCCTTGTCCTTGATTTTGATCTATCAATGCAGAAGTTATTTTAAAATAATAATTATCTCCAGAATAGTCTACTGGATTCATAGCTATATTAGTACCACCTTTAATTAATCCATATATCTTTCTAGTACTCCAATGTGTATCGAATATCTTATTTATATCTTTGATAGATACGTTACTCTTTTTACTAAACTCTTTAATTAATCCATATATAGCTAGATTTAGTCCATGTATTAAATCATATGCTATATAATAGTTAATATCTATATATCTGTTAGATATATCAGCAGATCTATCTATACCTTCTAATGTCATCTTTTCAAAGTTATCTATAACCCAGAATAATAAATCGTAATAGTTCTCTACTTGTATACCTATTTCTTTTAATTTTTGTTTAGTTATATCGTCTATATAATTATCTAAATTATGCATAAATTCATGCATATCTGTCAATATCTTATCTAGGGTGTAGTTCTTATTATTATATATCATTTTACCTAGAATTACTTTCCAGAATCTTTCCTCTGTTTTACCTCCTTCTTTAATAGCATTAACAATATTTCTAGAGAATATGTTAATATAGTCAAATGTTGTTATAAGACTAGCTACTATCTTTTTTATAGTAGGTGTTATTTTATCTCTCTTAACTAATATCTTTATACCATGTGGTATATAATCAGCATCATTAAGTTTTCTAGGTTTTCTACCCATAGATTCTATTACTGTATATTCCTTTTTCTCTTCATCTGTAGGTTCTCTATCTATGATGATTTTAATATCATCTTTAGTTAATCCAGTATATTTTTCAAATACTCCATAGAACCCATACTTAACGAACATAAGTAATGTGATAGGAACATTTTTATTAGTAGATTTATTTACCCTATATGGTTTAGTAACCGTTATACCTATAACTTCTTTATTACCATCTACTATAACACCTTTATCTAGTCTTCTGTATGTTATCTTATCCTTAATAAGTCTAGCGAATACATCATTACCACTACTAGATATAACATATTCTGTTAATACAGGTGCTATATAATACTGTGCTCCTGATAATGTCAGTAACCCTCCTCTTCTTACATATGGTAACATAATAACTCTCTCTATTAATTCATCTCCATATTTAAATATATACTTAACTTTGTATAATGTATTATCTGTTATATCTATTTTATTCTTATTAGGAGGTATGATTTTAAGTCCTTTATTATTGAACTGTGTCCAGAAGCTTTCTATAGGATCTAACATTTCATATCCAATATATTCTAATGGTATCCTATCATTTATACTAACTTTAATTATTTGATGTAGATATTCAGCAAGGTAAGGGATGGTCTTAGTAGATAGACCATCCAATACATCATGATTTATTACCTTACCTTGTTGTTCTCTCTTAAGGATAACGTTTTTAAGTGCTTTATTCATTATTTCTCCTTTTATAATTTTAGTTCAATAGATTAAGACGGATATTATTTTATTATAGTTTTTAACATCTTAATAGTATTGATCATATTTTCTACATCTCTTGTTTCTTCTTTTGCTATTATTTCTTCTATTTTAGTTAGTTGTTTCATACTTTCTATTTTATTATTAACAAGTTTATTTAGTATATCAGAATCTAAGTCATGTTTCTTTCTGAATTTTTCTAATACATTAATCATTTCTTTAGTTATAACTGGTGGGTTAAATAGTATAGCATCTTTATCGTTAAATGCTATAGTTTCTATTATGATACCGTTTTTCTTAATATTTGCTACTATGTTATTTGTATCAGATTTATTTATATTAGTTTTTACTAATATTCCATTTAAGTTAAATTCTAATATACCACTAGTAGTAGTTGCTTCTATTTCAATATTTAAGATATCTTTAGAATTACCTATATCTGTTATATAGATCTCATTCTTCAATGCATCAGTGTTACTATAAATAGTAACATCTGTACATTTTATAATATTTTCTCTATACAGCATTTCTACAGGTATAAAACTTATAACTCTAATAGATAACTCTGCTCCTATCAACGGTCCATTAATACGTTCCATAGCTTTTTCTATAACACTTATTAACTCTTTTTTAACTTCATCTGTAAGCTTGCTATATCTCTCTATATAGTTTATAATAGCACTAGCTTTAAGTATATTATGTTCATAAATACTGAATGTTCTAATAATATATACACCTACTTCAAAGTTACTATCTAAAACATCAGTGTTATGTTCTACTGGCATAGGTATATTACCATATTTGAACCATATAGATTTATCGCTGTTAGCAGTAGCTTCCATAACATTATGATAAGCATGTATTTTAACATGTGGTTTACTTTCTTTATAGTTAGTAAAGTTCATACCACCATATCCCATATAACTATTGGAACTTAGTGGATCATTAACGTCATCCTTAATAACTATTGTCTTTTTAATACTAATTGAATTACTCACAACTTGCTCCTTTCTATCTTTTTATTATTACTGGTTAAATAATATATATCTATATCTTTATGAAATTATAAAAATAAAAAGATATAGAAGAGTAGTATTCATACTACTCTTCTTCGTTATCTTCAGATATATAAATATTTAACTCATCTTTTGCTACTGTCTTAGGATCGTTATATAATATAACAGGATCATCCATTTCTTCTGGATCTATTATCTTAGCAGCAAAGAATATTTCCGGTCCTGCTTCCATGCTACATACAATAGCTCCTTCGTCTTCTTCTATGCCATTAAAATATTGTCCGTCATCTTCTCCACAATATGTTTTCTCACACAACTCTTTCATTTCTTTATAACTTGTTTTAACTATCTCATTAGCTTCTTTTAAATCCTGAGCTTTATATAACTCTGCTTCTATGCTAGGACAATTTTCTATTAGATTATATTTTAATATCATCACTTGTTTCATTGTTAACCCCTTTAATTATTTTATCGTAATACATAATTATAAATTCTTTTAAAGTTCTTTCCAATGTATTTCAACAATATAATATACTTCTTCCATATCATGCGCTGAATAAGCATCAACTTTATCTACATATTTTAATAATTCTTTCATTTTTAATTCTTCAGTTATACATTTTTCTATCTCTTCGCATGTTCCTCTTATACTTATAGTGTAACCAAAAGGACTAGGTTCTGCAGTTATTTCAAATTCTCTTTCTTTAAGAAGCTCAACAACCTTCTCATATTCAGAAACTTTTCTTGTAATCGGAGAAGGAATTTTATTTACAAATTCTACTTTTAACTTATATTTTATTATTTCTGGTTGTGGTTTCATTGTTAACTCCTTTGTTTTTATCTAGTTCTATTATAATCCAGTTGCATTCGTTATGATCAAAATACATCAAAATATCACGTTCGTACTCTACAGATATCTCAAATACACCACTTCTAATTAGACTTCCTTTAGTTATATCCTTGATCCATTCAACTATTTCATCAATATTATCATAGTTACTTAAATCACCCCAGATAGTTAAATTAGCTAAATTAAATCCGTTGTTGACTATTTGATAATGATATTCTAAAGGACCATTTGATCCTCTAGGTATCTTATCTTCATCTATCACTGGTAATGAATTATATTCATGACCATTTATCCTAATAGAACCATTCACATGTGTCCATATCCCCATCTCATACCTTTTTAACTAGTTTATCGTAATCAGGTAAACCATTTGTATCAATAACATCTCTGCTATTAAGAAAATCATCTTTAGCTAATTTAAAATATGTTCTAGGTTCATAGAGAGTGATTTTAAATATTTCTGAATTAGCCTTAATCCATTTATATCCTTTATTTGTTTTTACTTTTACATCTATAGAGATATCATCATCACCATACGTAATCATATGTTCTTTTAATTTTCTTACTATTGATCTTAGTTTATTCCATTCGTATAGTTTGGCTTTAAACACCTTTAAGATGCCTCTATCACCTACTTTAATTTTAAGTGTGTCTGAACTAGGATAACCATACCATCTGGTATATACTCTACTATCTCCTCCTATCCATTCTTTTACTTTAAATACAATTTGTAAATCTCCGTTATATTCTTTTTCTAAACTTTCTAAATAGTCAATAAGATTACTTAACTTCTTACATTTTAGAAATTTACTAGTAATGTCGTTTCTTATAGGACTAAGTTTTCTATTCGGAAATGCATCTAACTTATTGGCTAAATTTCTTTTTAAATCATTGATGTCTTTACTATTTTCTAAAGATTCAATAATTTCTTTATAAATATCTTCTAATAGTACTGTCATTGTTTACTCCTTTTAGTATTTTAATCGTATAAATAATATATCTGTATTTTAAATTAAAAATAAAAAAAAAGAGAGGATTAGAGTTTTAGAAACTCTTGAGGAGAGTATGTCTCTCCTTCCTTTTCACCCTCTTCAACCACCTCTATATATCCGGTGGTTATGTTGTTGGTGAGGATGTATTCTTTCATTTTCTCTTTAGAGACGAAAGATACATCCTTATCACACCCATAATTACCTGTCCAGTCGATTCCACACTGAAAATATGTATATATTTTCATTTTCACTCCTTTATATTATTTTATACAAGCTTCTTTAAGATCGATTAGCGTATATTCTTTTAAAGAAGCTTTTGCTCTTAATAATTCTTTTTCTTTATAATCATCCAGTGCTTTCTTTGCATCTTTATACTCGTTAGGATATAGAATCTTAAAGATATCGTCTATAGATACATTAACATCGATATACCCACTTTTTCTATATCCATCTGTTCCTCCGTCGCTCTCATACGACATGACCCATCTATCAATTTTTGCATCTGAATCCCATTTTTTTCTTGCTCCTGCTTTAATAAACAGTTTTTCTTTATTTTTATCGAATTCTTCGATAATATCATCAGGAGCAAATTCTAACACTCTTTTATGTTTGAGAGTATTTTTTACTCTCATATACTCTCTCACATCTTCTTTTGCACCTAACAGAACCTTAACAACTTGTCCTACGTCTCTGAATCCCCATATATCATAAGGAAGTTCAAAATCAACGACATAAAGTCCGGTCTTTTTATGAACCTTATATCTGTTGAGCCCATCGCACACAGTCTCAAATTGAGCCTGTATATATTTTTTTATTTTATCATAATTATAACAAAGAGTACATTCAGGTTCGCACTCTTTTTCTATAATCTCGCCTGTTTTAACATAGCCGTTTATAGTATTCCCTGTGGCTAGATCAACACCGATCACATAATCGTAATTGTATGTTTTGTATTTAATAACTTTTTTATAGACAGAAACAGGCTCATATTCTGTCTCTACCTCTTCTTCACCTTCAAACAACCACCAGTCGATGATTTCTTCAACTGGTTTTTCTTCATAAACAACACCATCTTTTACATCGACGACATAATTGTCATCGAGTTCTATGATATTATATCTATTGTTTATTTTTACTAGATCAAAATAGTGGTCTGGTATCTCTTTACCAGACTTCCATTCCATAACTTTATCGTAATATTTGTTATTTCTATCATAAAGACAGATTTTACCATCACTGTCTTTAAAAATAATTCCTTTTCCTTTTCTATTTTCTAATGTAATCATAATCTCTCCTTTTAAAATATAATCATAATCTATATTAATGATATATAAATAAAGAAAAATGAATAACTACTGTAGATATAGACATACGTCTATATCTACCATCATTAATATTTATCTTCTATTATCTCTGTCTCCCATCTACCTACAAGCATCTCGTAAAACAACTCATCTAAGATTATGTTATTATCCTTACACCATCTAACTATATCATGTGGATTCCATACATTATCGACATATCTAATACTATCATCTTCTAAATTAGGATCTATAGACGTTACTTCACCATTCGGGTGTAATAAATACAACGTATGCCATTTAGACCATAACTCTGCTGTTAATATAGGTACCTTATCATCAGGATTGCCTATATATATTAACGGGATCCTTCTATCAGATAACCATATTTTACCCGTACCTTCTATATCTATATGTTTTATATCTACATCAGATTTTATATTTATATTAGATATTGTTTCTCTATCAGATATATGTGATACCGGACCTGTTTCCAACATTAAGTATCTATCAATATCTGTATAATTAGCTATTCCATCTATACTTGGTAGTGTATCATTGTTTATGTCATTATTCATGATTACCTCCTTATTAATGATATTCATTTTAGTAATGTAAAAATAAAATATATACAACATAAGAGGATATTACATCCTCTTATGTATTAGTATAAAATGTTCTTAAATTATCCGCAATATCTTTATCGATATCTTTAAGACCTTGATTAAAGTCGATTATTTTCAATACTTCTCTTCTTCTTTTAGGATTAGATAGTTCTATTAACAGAGTAAATAACGCTAACCATTCTCTTCTACTTTTATCAGTACCAGACCATCTATAATCATATGCTAATATATGCTTTTCGTTAAATACATCACTAGCTAATACAAATGCTCTATTGATAAGTTTTAAATAGTTATTTACTTTAGATCTATCTTTATCCTTTAACAATATCCTAATAGTTGTATATAAATCATAATTCTTTCTTAAATATTCTTGTTCTGTTTTTTTACTATTACCTCTAATAAAATTAACATATGTATTTAAAGGTAGTATGACTTTACTATATTCAGGATCATCTTTAAATTCTTCGTAAAGACATTCAAATGTCTTGCATCCACCTAATCTTTGATTAAATGTTTTAGGTTTAGCAACCTTTTGTTGTCTTACTTCTTCTTGTACTGGTTCATTAACTTCTGGTTGAACTACTTCTTTATTTTCTTCTTGAACTGGTTGATCATTTACTTTAGTTTCAACAACTTCTTTATCAGTTACAGTCTTATTTACTTCTACAGACTTCTTATTATTTCTTTTAGAAGTATTATTTCTTGCTCTAGCCATAGTTTCTCCTTATATACTAGTTTAAATCAATCAAATAGGTATCTATTAACGTCGTAATAAAAAAAGTATATAACATAGAAGACATTAAGTCTCCTATGTTGTTATATACTATTATGCGTTATTCATATTGATTGTAAGTTTTCCAAGAACGTCTTCGATTCCAGTTACTTCAAATACTCCGATTAGTGGAATATTGATTACGTGTAAGTATTTAGGCATTACAGTAGTTCTTACTGCAGTTGATCCGCTTTGTGTGCTTACTACAGGGATAACTAGATCTGGTGCTCTAAATAGTTGTCCAAAGTTAAGTGGGTTAGGTGCTTTGTTTCTATTACTATCAAAGATACCGAATGAGAATACAATTTTACCTCTGATAGCTTGGTTTAGACTAATTGCAAATCTAATATCGAATGCTCCGTTGCTTAGTTCATCAGCGATTGATTTTAGATATTCACCGATTACTGGATCTGTAGCAATGATTAGTGTAGGTTTAACACCAGGCATTTCGATATTGATTGCTGTACCATAGTTTGTAAAGTAAAGTAATTTGTTAGCCGCATATTCAATTCTGTTAATTAATGCTCCAGCTATATCTCTTTTTCTGTTGCTTGATTCGATACCGTCAACAACTTCTTTTAGATCAACTGTTTCACTAATGAAACCTTTAGTAATAAATCTGTTAGCAACACCTTTAATGTTAACTTCGTCTCCACTATTTTTCATATAGCTAATAAAGTTGTTAAGTGTTTTAAATCCACTAGCATTGATTTTAAAGATAACCATTTTAGCAATATCGATAGCTGCATTAGCATCACCTGCATCTCCGTCATTAGCTACAGGATATTTAACTGTTGCACCAGTTCTATAGTTGAAGTTATAGATAGCTGTGTATCCATCGCTTGTTAATACAAGTCCGTCAACTCTTGCATTTGAGTTAGTTGTAAATCCTCTTACTTCATAACCAAGTGCTTTAAATGTATCGACTACTGCTTTAATTTTAGTATATGTATCATCAGTAGTAGCTAGTTTAGTTCCAGATGCTGTATAAACACCTTCAAGTGTTGGTCTTAAAAGGTCTACTACGATATTACCAGTTTGAGTATCACCTCTACCGCTTAGTTCATATTGAACTTTTGCTACATAACCTTGTGGTAATGCTGATAGAATTGCTGATTCAGCACCAGTAATTGTTCTTGTGTTAGTTGTATCAATAGTAGATACAATTGTAGTGTTAAGAACTAATGATTTTGCTTCATGTCCAGTTGGGCTTGGTGCAAATGTTACATCTGCTCCTTCTAGATCAAATTTGAATGTTTCAGTTGTATCATTTCCAGCGCTATCTTTACCAGAAAGTTGGAATACCACGCTAAGGATTTGTACTCTAGGATCTAGTGCATCTTCATCAGTTAACGCACCTCTTGATAACATTGCATCAGTTGCTCCAAGTGTAAGTAAGTTAATTTCTTTACCGAATACAACAGGTGCTACTTCTACTTCTTCTCCACCTACTTTTTCAAGATGTTTACCTTCCGCTACTAATAGACTAGCTGCTTCATCTCTGTATACAGGCATTAATTCATTTTTATCAATGTCAATAAGATCAGGATTGTTTGCTGCTTTAATTAAAGGAATTTTGTTAAATTTGTTTCCAGATGCATCAAGTGGTCTTTTGAAACTGTTCATAATTTGTACTAATCTTACAGTTACGTTAGCTGCACTTGAGAACGCGTCTACAGGAATTGTTGGGAAGAATAATTCAAGTGCTTCATCTTGATGTGCTGATGCTGCTGTTAGCATTACTGCAAATTTTTCTTTAGGTTCAGTGTTAGCTGCGTCGAATGACTCAATAGCTGCTTGTGGTAAAAAGTCAGCTTCTCCGATAACAGAAGTATCAATAATAACTCCGTCAGTTTCCATAGATGCTTTAACTCCTCTAGCTGATGCTTTAAGTGCTTCTAGTGGTGCTGCGTTAGCTAACATAGCTTTTTTAACTAAATCTAATGTTACATCATCTACATTAATCTTTTCTGATTCCAATGCTGTTTTAATTTTATCTTCACTCATATCTAAAGTTTGTACTACCATTTCTCTAGTAGTATCATCTGCTGATTCAATACCAGCAGCAATAAGTGCTTCTTTTTCATTAAGATCTGTATCAATTGCTTTTGCAAGCGTAACTAATGTTTCTTTATTCAACATTTTTTTTCTCCTTATTTTGTTTTTTAATATAATATCAGTATATTAAATACCCTTATTTTAAGGAAAATATATTTTTAGAAGAGAGATTTTTATCTCTCTTCCATATTTTCATTGTTTAAATTCATTTTTTCATTCATTTTTATAGATACTAATCTATTCCAATTCAAATAGTGTGGTAACATATATGCATCTGGTTCTGATGGATTATTACCTAATAATTTATCTCTAAATAAATCGATTAATTCTCCTTCTAGCTTTATACTTAATTCTACAAAACTAGAACTATCTTCTTTCAAGATAGCTAATAACAATTCATCTCCTATATATAAAACTTTTTTATCATTAACTTGTTTAACTTCATATAGAAGTTCATCGTCTTTCATAGTTGACTCAATCTCATCAATATAGTCATCAGTTACACTAAACGAATCTGATTCCATTACTAAATCATTACTAGTACTAATCCTGATATATTTAGATACTACTTCGTGTAGTTTATTCTTTTCTACTATAGGATAAATATTGTACTTAGTACTAGATCCATATACAGCATTTATAACAGATACAGATTCTCTTAATTCGTATAACTCATCTATAGTCAAATTGCTGAATGCACCACCAAAGTCTTCTTTAGTGTAAAATATCTTATTAGAATTAGCTAAAGATATTAATTTAAGAGGATCAATATTATCTTTAAATCTAGTAGGTAAAATTAAATCAAATATAGTTTTTTTATTCAAATCGTATGGTGTTAACATTTCTATTCCTTTCATTTTTTTCTTCTGTTCTTACTATGAACCATAATGATATAATTCACGATATTAAAGATAAACTATATACGTAAAAGGAAGTGTGATGGAATTAACACAGATGTTATTAAAAGCTATTTTACTACTAATGCAAGAAAGAAGAGATTATGATAATATCAAGTCTAAAGACCAAATAAAAAGATTCTTAAAATATGCAGTAGTTAAAGCTAAGAGCTTAACTAATGGAGAAAGTGCTTTATCTCAAAAACTTATACAGTTTATTAACGAGTTAATGGATACAGATAATTTTGATTTTGATTCTTACAAAGATAGTTTATCCATGATATTAGTAGAAAGACCTCAGTTAGCTAAAATGATGGATAGTTTAGTAAATAAAAAACTAACAGATAATGCAAGGATATTAAGATTAAGAGAGTTAGAAAACTATATATTAAAGGAAGAGTTCTTTAAATTACTTAAACAAGCTATGGTAGAAGGTAAGAGATTAGATATTAACTTACCTGAGTTTATAAGAAGTTTTAGAGATAAAGTATTAGAACTAGAAGTTAAAGCTAAATCAGATATGTCTGATAAGATAGTAGATGAAGTAGATTTTGATAATGATGAATCTCTTAATAAAGCATTTCAAACAGCTATAGATCTTACTACAAACGCAACAGTATTTAAAACAGGGTTTGAATGTATTAACAAAATGACTCAAGGTGGATTACGTAGAGGAGAATTTGTTACTATAGCAGCATTACCACATAACTATAAATCAGGTATGGCTAAGACATTCTTTATACAGCTTCCTAGATTAAATAAACCTGTTATGATAGATGAAACTAGAAAACCTCTTATGATATTCTTTAGTTTAGAAGAAGAAGTATCTGTAGTTATGTTATTCATATATCAATATTTCAAATATCTTAAAGAGAAGAAGATAGTAAAAGATACAGATAATATATCTAAAGAAGAAATGGTTGATTATATTAAAAAACATTTTCTTAATGAAACTGAATATAGTTTAAAAATAATAAGAATGAATCCAGTTACTACTAAATACACAGATATATTAGATGTTATTAAAATGTATGAAGATCAGAATTATGAAATACATGGTATATTTATAGATTATCTATCACAGATATCTACTATAGGATTAGATAAATCAGGTCCTAGTGGTGTAGAATTTAAGAACTTATTTAAAGTTATTAGAAATGAATTAGTTAAAAAGAAAATACTAGTAGTAACACCACATCAGATATCTACAGAAGCTAAAAGATTAATCAAAAATGGTATACCTGATATAGAGTTCGTTAAACATCTTAAAGGTAAAGGATATTACGCACATAGTGGTCAGTTAGACCAAGAGATAGATTTAGAATTATTCGTGCATAAGGCATATCTGAATAGAAAACCTGTATTAACAGTGCAAAGAGGTAAACATAGAATACCTACACAAGTAGATGATGAAAAAGATTTATATACGATATTACAATTCCCTAGAAAAGCTCCTATAGTAGAAGATCATGTAGATGAAGATGGAAATCCTATTACAGCATGTATTAAAAATATCGTAGATAGTGATGATGAATTTACATTTTAACTATAGTAGCGTAATAACGCTACTATAGTTGTTAATATATTTATTTAATGTACGTTCTCTAATTTATAATATTTAACTTTAGTTTTACTACCATCACTATGTTCATATTGTATAGCTAATATATATTCAGATATATTAGGTTTAACTATATCTGTAGGTAATCCTATGGTGAAATTAGTAGTAGTTGTTTGATATATTATATCATAATCATCATCTGCTACTCCATATATAGTTAAGTAAATATTAGTAACATCATCTACAGGATTTAATGTTAAGGCATAACCATCTGTTACATTAACATCGGTTAGATCTGATGTCACTTCTATTTCAGGAACATCATATACAGTAAATACTACACCACCTGGTTTAGATATATCGCCACTACTTGAAACATGCGATACAAAAGCTATATATGTCTGACCTGCTTCTAATACATCTTTAAAAAGATATGATGTTTTATTTTCAGTATCATTAAGATTAGTATGTTTTACATTACCAAGTATATCTGTGATAATATAATTACTAGCTATATGCTGTGTATTACTAGTAGCAGTCATAGGAGTAGTCAGTATTTTAAATAATGTACCTGGTACATTGTCGTATTCAGTATTTACATTAGGATAATTTAAAGATACTACAGGTCTAGATACTACTCCAGGTAATTCACCTACTATATTTATTTTAAAAGCATCAGCGTATTCTATAACATCTATCTCAGACCAGTTAGATACGTAGTTATTAAATCTTAATCTAGCTCTACCATAATATATTTTATTAGGATCTAAATCTATATCAAATATGATCGTATATAAATGTTGTTGATCGTTTAAAGATTCTACTACTATATCATCAGTATTAAAATCTTTGGTAGTAGATATTTGCCAATCAGTTGCTACGTGTACATCATCTCCAGATACTATAGGAGGAGTTACATTCATTATTACCATTGTATATCCTTTTAGTGTTTATTATTCAGTCTATGAATATACGTGTTAGTTAAATAAAAAAAATAAAAGGAGAAAAAAGGAGTAAAGATGAAGTGCTTGACACACGCCGTCCCTGAGTGGTAGGACGACGTATGCCAAGAAATGTGTTTGTTTGTTCGTCTTAATTATATATAAATGAAAATATTTGGAAATCAATCCTCATCGTAGAATATAACATAATCTAAATCACTAGGATCTCCTACTAGTTTTAGATCCTTCCACATTTTCTTAATATCAGGTATGTCTTCTACAGATATCTTTATTTCTTTACCAAATACTTTGTTATTATTAGAAAATGACATATTATACTCTGTATATGGAATATCATTTTTATCTAAATATTCCTTTAATTCATCCCAACTTTTATATGTGAAATTATGATCTACCCATTCTACTAATTTACCTATTTTCATATTGTCTCCTTTATTGTTAATTTATCTTGTTAATAATATATACGTGTATAAAAGTAAAAAATAAATCATAAGGATCTTTTTGATAAAGATCCTTATATGTATTGTGTATATGTTAATGCTATTTTGCTTTTAGATATATGTTTAAAATATTGATCTTTATGATAATTATATCTTCTATGTGAATCTATATCACTACAGTAAAAATAAGCATATATAACTTCTTTACCTTTAATCTCTCTTAACCTACCTATAGCTTGCTTATTAGCTTGCACACTATCTATGGCTATAGTTTGTAATACTGTTATTAGATTAGGTATATCTACAGCAGTACCACTACTTAATATAGTAGATACTATTATATCAGATTCTTCTAATACACTAAAATCATCTTCTTGAGTATATTTATTTACTTTAAGATTAGGATGTTTTAATCTAAGATTATCTCTTATAGTTTCACACATAGCTATAGTCCCTGCGAATATTATACATTTATCTCCTGGTTCTCTTCTCTTAATATATAAACTCTTTAAGAATGTGTCTATCATATCTATATATCTTTTAGTAGTAGTTCTTCTTTTAAGTATAGATTGTTCAAACTTAACTTGTGAATATCCCTTACTACCTTTATATTTAATTTTCTTTTTATAGATAGGGTCTAATCTATAATTAACAGCTATAACATTAATATAAGGTTTATCTTCTATATTTTCTTGTAACCTGGCTTCTATAGGGAATAATAGTTTATACATTTGATTAGTTCTTCTATCGTTACTTTCTAAAGTAGCTGACATAGCTACTATCTTCTTAGTGCTCATAAACATCTGTGATAGATAAACATTATGATATTCTTGATGTACTTCATCACTTAGCATATATCCTATTCTCATATGTTTGCTCAATAACTCTGGTTCTATATGATATGTGAATTCTCTACTATCATCTAACCATTCTTTAATATACATAGTTAATGTTTTTAGAGATATTATATATGCTTTAATCTTTTTAATATCTTCTTTATCCATCATCATTAGTTTTCTTAAACTACTACCACCTTGTATAACGTAAATATCTTCTTCTTTTAAACCTAGATAGAATTCTAAATCTTGTTTCCATTTATCTATATATCTAGGTAGTACTAATACAGCAAATTTCTTTTTTAATTTAGACATAGCATATGTGGATATAAATGTTTTACCTCCTCCTGTTTTAAGATCTATAAGAGTAGTAGGATAATCTAAGTTAGTTATAAGATTTATATATAGTTTCTGATTATCTCTTGGTTTATAATCAACAGCCATTTTATAATCTACATTATCAGATCTATGTAAACCATGATGATGTATATCTATGTCATAGCTAAGACTTTTCAAATAGTTAATTATATCTTCCTTTAATGTAAAAGGATATCTGATAGATTTATCTCTAGGATCTATGATATAAAATTTCTTATCTACTTTAGTTTCTATTCTATATCTTCTAGTTTTTTTATCAAATATTTTATCTCTTCTGAATGTAACTAATTTTCTATTATAATCAAACATTACATTTATTAAAAAATTTATGTTGGGATAAACTAATTTAATAAATTGTCTATACACATGCATCTCTATTTTACTCATCATTAACTCCTTTATTATGTCATTGATCATATATATACTGTATATAAAATAAATACTATCTATAGCAGGTTTTTACCTGCTATAGATACTTTTTTATGCTATTTTCATCATGTTTATCAATTCTCTTGTATTTCTTTCATGTATATATTTAACAAGTCTGTATTTATTAATTGTAAATTGTTTAGATAAATACAAAACAATTTTATTTATATCGAATTCAATCTTATCATCAGCAAATTTATCTTTATTAAGAGTCGTTATATAATACTCTAAATAATTTAGTATAAAATCAACTCTATTATATTTATAGCTATATGTATATACCGGTAATAGCACTAAGATTGTTACAGATCCTACGACTAGTATAACAGATACATTTTCATGTACTATTACGAAATATGATAGACCTATTATGAATACAATTAACAAGAAATCTAAAAAAATCCTTATAAGTCTTAATTTGGATCTATATGCAAGCATATCTTTTTTTAATTGTTTTAGAAATATGACTAACTCTTGCTTATCAAGATCCGTCGTTCTGTCTAATAGTGAATTCATGACGGATCTCCTTTCTGAAATAGTTCGTTGTACTCTTGTTTAACTATTTCTCTTAATTTATTTAGATCATATATGATAAACAGAGTTTCTAATCTTAATAATATTTTCTTTTTAACATTATCCTCTGTTGCCATATTATAGGCATTGTATAACATAAACATATTCTGTCTAAGTTTATAATTAACATATGATATGTATAGCATAATACCTACTAATAATGAAGTAGTTATGTCTATGAGAATTTTATAGTCTTGTTTCATATTGACATCTGTAGTTATATACATAGATAATAAAACCAGTATAGTACTTAGTATAAATAAAGCTAGTGTTAGTAGTATAGTTTTGAAAGTATATTTTCGTAACTCTTGATAAAGAATTGACTCTTTCATGTATATCCTTTAATATTATCCTAATATCATCGAATAATATTAAAGAATACAGAGTACGTAGGAGTTATCTCTCTCCTACGTACTTAATAACTTCATTAGGGGTGTGTAATACGTCTAGAGGATGATCTGGTTTCTTATCTCCTCTGTAGAATATAGGTTTTGTTAATTTATCTTGTAGTTTCATCCATCCTGCAGCAGCACCGAATGATCTACCATCTATAGCATTAGTGATATTGATCAATGCCATATTAGCACTGTTTCTAGAGAGATCATAATCTTTATCATTAATATCTCTAGCTGTAAATGCATATACTAATACTTCTACTAATGCTATATTAACTACAATCTTACTAGATAGTAATTCTATAATTTTTTCTACTAATACTTCTGGTTTATACTTAGGTATCTTTTTACCTGTTTTTCTGTCTATAGTATATTCTCTAGTTTTAATAAGTTTAGCAAATTGTGCTCCTAATGTAGCAAAATCAAATTCTTTTTCTTCATAATAGATGATTGGTTTCTTATAATCCCAATTATCTAACTCTACAACATAATTATCATTCTCATCTATGTCATATCCATTCTTTAAAATATAATCCCAGAAATAGACAGTAAAGATACCATATCTGTTATCTATTTTTAATTTCAATGGTTCTATAGTTCCTTCTCCTGTTTTAGGATCATATTCTTGTATATAGATCTCATTTAGTCTAGATACTTTAGACAAAGTAATCTTTCTGATATCTCCCATACCTACAGCATTCTTAAATCCATAAGTTTCTGTTTGAGGTATGATTAATCTTACTTTTCTAGTCTTCTTATCTAACCATCTCTTTTGTATATATAATTCATTCTTATTTTTAACTTGTAGATATTTAGCAGTAGTTCCTTTTAATGTTATAGCTGTAGTAGATGCTGATTTGGTTAAATGTTTAGCAGATAACAAACTTTGAGTAATTTTCTTAGTTATATTAGTAACACAAATATGTCCTAGATTATCTCTAGGTCTTATACTATATGCTAATTCTCCAAAACAAGCACTACATATAGCTTTCTTATCAGGATGGTTGCAATATAGAGCAGATCTTAATTTAATAGTCTTACCAATAAGATGTGTATGGTTCTTAGTGATAACTTCTTCCATCCCTGTTTCTTGATTTAAATATCTTTTACCTATAATAAACTCTAAGTCACTAGGTTTATTTTCATTAGCAGGTTCTACAAAGAAATCTACATAATGTTTAGTACCACAATCTCCATATACTATCTTCTCTACATTCATAGCTACTAATTGAAGTTCTCTTGCCATGAATTCAGATTTAGAAATTGCTTTAATAGCTAGATACAATGCTTTAGCACCTGCTCTAGATTCTATAGCAGCATCATACACATTTCTAAATCCTAAAGTAAATGAATTCATCATAGGTACTTTAAATATCTCTGAATTAATTTCAGTCAGATAACCTCTACTACCGAATAATTGTCTCAACTGAGATTTACTAACCATATCAGAAAGGTATATAAGTTTGATAATATTATCATCTGGTAACTCTTTAATAACTTTATCTAGTACATCATATGTATTTAAAATTCTCTCTTGGGATGGTTTGTTATATACATCTTGTATAGATGCTAATAGTTCTTCTTTCATTTGTACTTTTAATATATCAACCATCTCTACACCGAATACATAATGTCCTAGTACAGATCCTAATTCTTTAGGTATATTGTTAATAGTTTCATAAAGAGCTTTAAGATAATCATCTATTAAACCTATGTTATTAGTTTTCTTAACATGTATGTTTACAAAATCTTTAAATATTCTACTATATAATCTGGTATATGTAGATGTATTAAAATAACCTTGTATTAAATAATTACTTATCCAATAATCAGATACGATAGGTATCTTAGGTAACTTATTGAAGAAATCAGTTAAGAATCTAAATGTGATAAGTAGTTTATAATTTAAGTTATCCATAACTATACCATCTTCAAATTCTATAGAGAGATTATGTTTAAGATGTTTTACTTCATTTAGCGGTAAGCTAAATAGCTTACCTATTTTAATTACTTTACTCATCACTCTCTCCTTCTTCTTTGATTGTTATATCTATATCCATATCTATGTCATTGTTATCCCAATCTTCAGGAACATCATAGATATATCTTCTTTTATCTTCTGTGAATTTAATATCTATACCGTTATTGTTTAGTAGTGTTTTAAATAACTCTAGGATAGCATGTCTACCATATGGTATTTTATCTCTGTCTATATTTTTATCTATTTTAGTAGGATTATTTGCTTCTAGTATAGATTTATATACTTCTTCATGACTTCTTACACTAGCTGATCTATCTGCTAACTCTGCTAGGAATTTTCTACCACCATATGCTCCATATGCTCTTGCTTCAGTTTCACCTAGTGCTCTTACAGGAGTATTTCTGAATGGTAGTCTATATTTTTCTTCTTTAGATACACCGATAGGGATCCTAAAATGATTTACTTTAGCACTAGCTGCTATAAGTAAGCTATCTGCAATTTTATTTAGTAGAATAAAATACATAGGTGCTATGAACACAGGATCTTTAGTTATATATGTCTCTCCATTTTTCTTATATTTCACAGGACCATATGTTGGTTTAAAGATACTATCTTCTATGTCTAGTATTATCTCATATGCTCTTTTTTCATTATCTACTGTGAAATATATATAGAACTCTTTATTATAGATTTCTGTAAGTATTTCTAACATAGTAAGATGATCTTTATTTTTATAGACATCTAGATATTCTCTATACTGATCTGTGTCTAATAACTTAAGATATTCTAAAACATAGTTATAGAATATATTACTTATACTCTCTTTAGATAGATTAGATAAACCTCCTTGTTTATCTATTTCTTCTTTAACTAATCTTTTAGCCTTTCTACTAGATGCCATAAAATATCTTTCATATAGTCTACCAATATTAATTCTGGATACAGTTGAAGTTGGATCCATGATAATATCTGCTCTGTTACCATCCGCATCTACAGGTGCTTCATCATCTGGTATAACTCTAACTATAACTCCTTTAGCTCCATGTAAGTCAACTAGTTTATTACCTGGATATAATCTCATGGATTCTACTACATCAAACTCCACTCTATACAAATCTAAAGGATTATTTTTATAAGTTTTCTTAATCTTAGTATTAGGATCTTTCATATCTACTAGATTCATAGCTTCTACTAAGAGATTATTGAACTCATGTCCTACTATGAGATTCTTTTTATTCATTTTCTTATAACCAGAATTTAGATAGTTATATGTATCTATAATTTCTTTATAGAAATAAGATAATCCATCTACATATTTATCAATATGTCTTTCTGTTCCTTTTAGCAGTGCTTTAGACTTATTTTTGTTAAAATAAGCTTTAATATCAACTACTTCTCCATATTTATTATACATATATTCTAAGTTATCGAATATATTGTTATAGTGCGTTAAATCCTTTTTACTAAATAATCCTGGAGATAACTCATCATCATACCCTCTTGTTCCTGCAACTATACCGGTTTTATTAATCTTTTCTCCTATATCTGGGAATGGTTTAAAATTATCTTCATCTCCATACAAGTTTAAGAATACAGAATCTCTACCTCCTTCTACAGATCTGTGCTCTATAATTTTAAAAGACATCTTTTTAGCAAAAGATTCAGTGATTACTATACCATCTTCAGATACTTCATCTAGTGTCATTAATGCTACATTAGCATTAACACCGAATGCATACTCTTCTGTATTAGGATCATAATTATTAGACCAAGCTAATACTTTACCTTTTTCTATTATATCACCTTGTGTTAAAGATTCTATATAGTTTTCGTCTATATTATAAACAAATCCAAAATATGGATGATTTCTTCTAAATCTAGGAATCCTAATAATATCATGTATTTCATTATCTAAGTCATAATACACAATAACATATTCAGATATCTTATCTACACCTACTATATGTTTTTGATATCTAGGGATAACTTTAATTACTTCCCAATTGCTAGTAGCTACTATATTCATAGCGTGTTTACCTAATTCATATTCTAATCCAGTTTTAATTATTCTTGGTTCTGGGTTATCCAATACTAACATCTGAGCTAAATGAGAACTCATCATCAATCCTCTCGGACTACTATTATAATTAATAAATGGATTTAACGCAGATGCTGAAAAAAACTTCTCATCTATTTCAAGGACCGAATCACTCGGTTCCTTGAATGTATTTATATATTTAGCTAAGACTTCTTTTGCTTTTTTGATTTCTGACATCGATGACTCCTTTTAGGTATTTATCATTTACACCTTAATAATATATAGACTAAAAAATTTGATTACACAGTTAAATTAGTATATAATAAATATTTTTTAACTATAGCTATATAATAAAACCTGAAATACACTGATATAATTTATACAATTTTAACATATAAGGATGTAATATGACCAATAGTGTTGTAAATGGTGAGAATATACATTTTTCAATAATAACTGTAGCTAATATAATATTTCTAGTAGTAATAATAGTAGCTAACTTTTTTTATCTTAAGAATGAAACTAATAAAATCAAAATAGCTTTAGATAATCTAAGAGATGAGAAAGATGCTGATAAAGATACTATTATAACAGAAGTAAAGAAAATAAACGATAATCTAGTAGATAAAATAAATACTGAAACTTCTAAGATAGTAGATAATTTTGAATTAAAGCTAACTAGAGCAAACGAATTAATACAAACACTAAATGATAAAATAGAACACGATATCAATAACATAGAAAAAAAGCTAGATGAACAAAAAGATGACGATAATAAATTAAAACAACTTTATGACGAATTAAAAGAACATATAACTACAGTAAGGACTACTATAAAAAATATAGAGAATGGTATAGAAACAGATAAGAAACATTTTAATACTATACTAGATGATAAACTAAATCTAATAGAAGAAAAATATAGCATACATATAAACAATATTAATAAAACTATTGAAACTATCAATAACCATCTTAAAGAGAATATAAAACTTATATCAGGACGTATAGATCGTTTAGAGAAGACTATAGATAAGTATTATAATAAAACTTGATTATGTTGAAATAAATAATTATCAATAATAAGGAGAAACATATGAGAAGAAATAGAAAAGATGGTTACGAGATCATAGCAGAAAAAGTGTTAGCTAGTTTAGAAAATGATGTGTTGAGCACATGTGAGACACTTAATATCGCTATAGAAGCATTTGAGGATCATTTAGAAAACTTAGATCATCCAGGAAGAGGTAATCCTGATATACAAGCATCTATAGAAAAAGCAAAAGAAAAACAATTAGATATTAAGAAAGCTGTTAAACATCCAGGAGCATTCCATGAATGGTGTGTTGAACACGGATATGAAAAAGTAACTCCTGAATGTATAGAAAAAGGATTAAAAGATCCTGATCCTGTAGTTAGAAAAAGAGCAAGATTCGCTAAAGTATTATTAGAACTACAAAAGAAAAAACAAGAAAAAGCTAAGAAAAAGAAATCTAAATCAAATAGAAGATCTAGGTAACTACCTAGATCTTCTATAATATTTTAATATCCGGTGATATACTTAGATTACTAAAAGGAATGATATGGATATAAAAGAACTACAGAACAATACAGCTATACAAACATCAACTATAGATTTCAATCTACAACAATACTGGAAGAACTTTGTAGAAACTAGTGTAACTGAAGAAGACATAACTATAGTTAATGTAGATTCAGGTAAGTTAGGTCCTTATATATATAACTTCTATGGATTATTACATAACATATTAAATATACCTAGAGACTACTGGTTACCTAATTTATTTGTAAACGGATATAAAACCTCATTAGATTATCTAGGAGATACTAGAATTAAAATAATTAATCCAGACATACTAGAAGAAGCATTAGAGCATTATCAAACCTTACAAAAAATAAAAAACAGTTAAAGCATATGGGTTAAATAACCCATATGCTATTATGATTATCTTCTTCCGTATAATCCGTATGGATCGTATGGATTATATGGTGGTTGATCATACGGTTGTCTAGGATCAGGTTGATTATATCCTCTGTCATATCCTCCTCTAGGTAATCCGTATGGATCATACGGTTGTTGGTATCCTCTTGGGTATGTATTATTTCTTGGTGGTAAATACCCACCAGAGTTCATACCTGCATTAGGATTACCATAACCATACCCTGGCGTTGGATTAACTGGCGCTCTGTTTTGCACTCTTTCCATATACGCTTTTTGTTCAGCAGCCATTAATCCATCTATTAATGGATTACCTGTAGATGGAGGACCATAACTAGCTGGTGGATATTGTCCTCCTGCAGGTTGTCTGTTATCTACGCTACTGGGAAACCCTCCATAAGGAGCACCTCCTCTAACACCGAATATTCTCATTGCTTCTTCCGGAGATAGTTCATCGCTATCTTCTTGTTGTGGTTGTGTAATAGGTTGTTGATTAGTTTCAAATACAGACTTAGGTTGTTGTGTGTTATGTTGCGGATTAGTTTGTTGTGTTTGTTGTTGAGTTGTGTTGTCTGCTGTGTTAGGATTATAATCCATAATAAGTAAATCATGATCTGTAGGAATCTCCAATAATTCATATTTAATCTTATCTACAAATTTCTCTAGTTCTTCTATAGGTAGTGGTATATCTGGTAGAATCAATGTGTCTAATAATTCATTATCAAGATTTAGACTTTTAGCTACATCTATAGCTTTATTGATTTTATTCCTTAGGAAATCATACATCATCATAGTTACTATAAAACTAGGAGATGTAGTATTTTTAGTTCCTACCATATAACCGTCTAACAACTCATCTTTAGTTAATTCAAAGATAAACTCATATAGTCTTTGAAACACATGTTTATCTTTATTCCTTAACTTAACCTTACCTAATAATAAATCCTCTTTAACATTCATATTTTCTAATTCTTCATATAGAGGAAATGTAATAGTACCTACTCTAGTATATTTAGTATCTCCTATCTTTCCTCCTTTCTTAACAAACATATGAAGGAATGTTTTATCTTTATCAGTTCCTATATCTGCTAATGTTTCCCATTTTTTAATAGTTTCATCATCCACTACTTTCTTGACACCAGGTTGGTTATATTTAAGCATATCTATAAATTCTAAGAATTTTGGATCATAATTTTCCAACTCTTCCTGATACTTAACTCCTTGTAATAGTATCATACTTACACCAATGAAAGAATATTCTACCATTCTCTCTATATGTCTTCTGAGTTTAGTGAGAGATTTATTCTCTCCTTTAATAACGGATTCACTAAGAGGATTAAATATCCTCGCTTTTAATCTAGGTTTACCATCAACTATTTCCACTATATCTGCTATTAATTCTTTCTTAGGTAGAATGATAGGTAAACCTTCTATATTGATAGGTAACTTCTTACCTGTAGAAGAGATATACATAAGTTTATTATTCTCTTCTACGATGTTAAATGTTTTAAGTATATCTGTATAAAATTTAATTATGTTATTCATTTTTGACTCCTTCTTTTTTAATATAACACTTGATCTTTTACAGTATTAACAATTGTTCCTATGTTATCTGTAAATTGATTCATTGTTTGTTCATTTTGGATAAGTGGATTAAATAGTGCATCTGCTGCTTTAGGGAATGTATATTTAATATACGGATTACCATTAACAGATATAGTTAAGTTTATATCTCCAGTAGATATAGCATTAGCGAATATCTCTACTACCATTTGATTGTTTCTAGTAACAGTAGGATATATAGCATTAGCGAATTCTATTTCAGCATGTTTAGACATAAGTATAGGATCTAAATCTGGTATGATAGTAGATGTACTACCAACTACTACATCTGGTCTACCAGATATATTAGACGCAGATACAGTTATATCATACAGAGCATATTTAGTCATTAGAGCTGTTATAGCTTCTGCTAGATAAGATGCTAGTCTATTTTCTTCAGATACTAAAGACGGATCTTCAGATACTGTGCTAAAGAATTCTTCAGGTGCCATAGCATCAAATCCTTGAGGCATTTGTTTCTCTCTAATAAATCCTCCTCCTGTAAATACCTGTACTCTATTTTGAGAATCATTCTGTAATGTAGGATCTATTCTTTCCAACTCTGCTATAGTGATATATGGTCTATCTGGATTAAATCCATTTACATGTGTTAGTTTTCTAAAAAACATTACATTTGATACATCATTCTCAGAATGTAAAACACTGGATGTATTAGCTAACACATCGATACCATTCGCATCTGGGAACCCAGAAGATGTTGCAAGACTATTATCCATAGTCCTTGTAATTATTTTACTTAAATAATCAGTAGGTAACATACTACTAGTATTTACCTTAACACTAGTTTCACCTTGTTGGTCGATAACCGCAGATGATTTTATTGTAATCTCTTCTCCATACGATCCGATAGTTTCTTTAGAGATCAATCTTCCTAATACACTATCAGGAGTAGCTACTTCTAATAGATTACCTCCTATGTCATATGGATTAACATTTTGGAATCCATATCCTCCATCGGACATATGTACTACTTGATAATGTCCTACTATCCTACTGAGATATTGTTGTGTTCTTGCATTATAGATTTTATCGATAACTATAACATTATTGATAAATAATTTCATATTAGGATCAAGAGTACCATTCATACTTATACCATAATAATCAGTATACCCAGATAGATATACTATTTCATATCCCATACCATTTGGTTTAGGAGTTTCTACTAACATACTGAATCTAAATCTTTTCTCACTCCATCCACCCACTATATTAGCTTTAGCTATAGGCGCCATAGTAGGCATGATAGCATCTGGCATAACTTGTGCTACTAAGTCATTACTTATCTTAGTAGCACCCATTTTAGATCTTTTATCTACCATATCCATTAATTTGTTTACATGATCAGGTCTGAGGTCAGCCTGATATGGTCTAATAACTTGCTCTTGATAACCTCCTGTTTCTATAAGTTGTAAAAATCTCACATTTGTTGGTGTTTGAAATGTTTGATCCAGTGTATTATTGTTACTGTTTATTCCATTCATCGATGTCTCCTTTAATTAGTTTATTATCTAAGTTATATATGCTTGTAATCAATTATGATTACAATTGGTTATATGAAATCATTTCTTCTTCTATTTGTAAAATCATCTTAGCTAATAAATCTTTAATGTCAGATGGAGGTGTTACGATTATATCCGTATTACCTTTATATTTTTCTAGTAAATCTTCCGGAAGACTTGCTATTAATTTATTCTTAAAGATCCTTGTAGCAAAATCATTGATAACAGATTCTATTATAGATTCAGTATCTCCCTTGACATTCTTTATTTTATCATATGGAAAATACTCCTGTAGTTTCTCTCTAAGTTCTTTATCTATGTTATTCTTAGATGTCATATTGAATAATATAACATCTTGTTCAGCACTAAAAGAAGTTATGATTATAGCAAGTTCAGTAAGATCATGTTCTATTAGCCATACGAAAGCAACACTCATAGCGTTTAATATATATTCTATTTCTATATATTGTATAGCTCTTGGATCTATAATCTTCTTAAATATCCATCCTAGTAGATATATATTTTCTTCTGGTATATCTTTATTTATTAAAACATTAAGATTCCTTCTAATCTTTTTAACAAGATTAATATTCTTAACACCCATATCTTTGGCTAGTTTATCTAAGTTATTAAACACTTCTCTAAATTCTACTATCCATCCAGGAGTTAATTCTGTTGGTACTCTAAACGATTCCATAATAGATTCAGATTCATGTTCTTCAGCTACTCTTCCTGGATTAGGATTTTTAAATCTTGTTTTAGACATAGATGTGTTAGATTGTATTTTAAATTTATATCTAACAGCGTTATAAAGTCTAGTGATGATGTTTTTATCATCTACAGCATCTACATCATCGCTTAGTAATATCTTTTGGAATAATACTGTACTAAGAACATATTCAATAGCTTCATCATCCTTAGATATAAATGCTTCTATGATAAACTTATCATACTCCTCTTTATTCTCTAGTGCTACGTCTCTAAGCTTTCTCACATACTCATAAAGTTTTCTGAATGCAGAAGTTTCATAAATAGGATGTGTTATATAAAACTCTAGTAGTATTATTTCTTTCATAGATGTTTTGTTATAATTGGCCATAGCTACTGTAGCATAGAATCCTATAGGACCTATAGTTGCTTTTAATATAGTCATTAATCCTATTAATTCATAATAGTCTCTTATAGTATAAGTTTGTTCTCTACTACCTTGATCATTTATCTCTATGGTTTTATCATATTTTTCTTTAAGCACTTTCGGATGCCTTATTATTCTTTTTTCATATAGTGTATTAACGACATCTTCATAGTCGAACATATTTAAAACATCGTGCACTATATCAAAAGGTAATTCATCCATTTCTAATAAACCAGCTGCTATTGTTTGTATTTTATAATGTGCTTTTTTATATCTGTTATATAGCTCTTTTTTAAAGTCTAAACTTTTAGTATTAAGATACGCATTTAACGCATGGAATATATTATCAGCTTTTTTCTTATCAGATACTTCATTAATAGTCTTTGTTTCAAACAGACCACTAACATCAAAATCCAACATATCAGTACCTTCAGGGTTATGTACCCTGAAGATAGCTCCAGTAGATCTATTTAGAAATTCTATCATATTTTTATTTTTCATCGTTATCTCCTTTAAGTTTTATGCTATATGATACCATCCAATAAATCATCTACAGATGGCGGTGTTGCTTCAACTGGTTTAGGTTTATTAACTTCTGTTGTTACAGGTTTAGTATTTTTATCAAGTTCAGTTATGTTTGCTTCTTCTGTGTATGCTTCTGGTACTAAATCTAGAATAGATTCTAATGTTCTAGCATATGCTTTAGTGAAGATTTCTGATGCTATAGTATCTGTTACTATACTACCATTAACACTAAATGTATAATAAGGTGTTGGTAGTAGTTTAAATATATATTTATTACCAACTTTATTATCAGAAATTATTAGATAGTTAATAACTTCATCATTTACTTTTTTCTTAACTAGAGATATGGATCCATTTTCTTTAATATCTCCAGTAGGTTTATCATCTACCCATACAGGTGAATGTAATGTGATTGTGAACATATGATCTAAATCTTTTTTAGGTAATTCTTTCATTTCGTTAATGAAAGCATATAATGCTTCTCTCCTTATAAACAGATTAGCACCTAGTTTATACTTATCTCTTTTTTTACTATCTTTATTTATCTCTCTTTCAAATACAGTTAACTTCAAACCACCTTTATAATCGCTTAGCACAAATCTAGCTTCTTTAGTTTTACCTATTGTGTATAAAGTACTCTTGCTGTACAGTTTATTCTTATCTAACATTTTTACTCCTTTATTTTGTTTATGTCTACTTAATAATATATAAAACAAAAAATATTAAGACTACCCATATATTGTTGG